CGCAAAAGAGCAACGCGCAGCTGATATCCTCTTTGACTCAACGGCGTTTGAGACGAGTTCTCCAGCAACTAAGTTTGACGCGGCTGGCGGTGAGCCTCTCACGTTCCTCCACGAGCTCAAGGATACAGTCTTCGAGAAGGCCCATGGGATCAACCCTGATAGCCTTGTCTTTGGTCGTGATGTGTTTCGCGCTTTAGCTCGTAACCCTGAGATCCGTGGATACATCGGTACCACCACCAACAATCTCGCATCGGGCAACCGCATCCTTAACGATGAAGCAGTGTTGGCTGTACTTCGTGATATCCTCGGTATCCCCAACATTCTCGTTGGTCAGGCTCGCCGTGACACAGCCGTCCCAGGTGCTACTTCATCTGAGAGCTATATTTGGGAGGGTGAGACTATCTTCATGGGTATCTTGCGCGGTTCTGATGCGATCGTCCAAAAGAGCGGTAACGTTAAGGGCATGCCGGTCGCGGCTCTCAACTTCGCGTTTGGTTCACCTGTCGCGGGTCAGTATGATAGTCTCGACCGTACACGCCGTTATGTGTACGCTGAAGAGGTACACTCTTATCAGGCTATCGACTCCACGCTTGGACATGTTGTAACTAACTGTTTAGCGTAATAGGTGACTCATGAATCTAGCTCTCGACTTAGCATCTACGGCCTTCTATACCGAGCATCTCTCATTTACTGAAGACGCTGATAAACAAGCGGTGGAAGACCTCACCCGACAGGCCAAGAGTCTGAGCGGGGATCGTGCTAAACTGTTGAGAGCTAGACGTGATCAGCTTCAGGCTGAGATAAGCGCTGAGCGTTCTTTTGAGCGCGCTCTTGGCGCTTCTAGGCGTGAGCTCCTCACGCTTGTGCAGATGGCTTCAGCGTCTAACGACCCTGAGCTTCTGCTATCACTCGACTCTGCTGAGCTCCTTGACTTCATCCTTAGAGGAGGCATGGGGTTAGCGGTTGATGATTTGGTTCAGAGTCAGGGCAGAATCTTAGAGTCCATCGAGAGTGGGCTTCAAGTGATGAACCCTGATCTGAGCTTATCGGCCTTGCCACAACTAGAGCGGATTCAAGCTCAAGCGGTGGCTCAGGTCTTTGAGGACGTGATTCTGCCCGATACCCAAAGCGCAATCAGAGACGCGCTCACATCTCTATCTTTAGATGTACCTGTGGATATCGTAACCTCTGAGCTTGAGGATCGCTTAAAGCGTTCATCAGGTCGGCAACTGACAGAGGTCAAAACTAGAATCAGTCAATACGGTCGATCAGTCACAGCGGCAGCAGCAGCAGCGGCAGAACTCGACCATTACTTATATACAGGTCCACTCGATGGAATCACTCGCCCTTTCTGTAAGGCGCTAGTTGATAAGGTGGTGACCGGTGATCAGATATCCAAGCTCAGGAATGGGCAAGGCTTATCAGTGCTCACGTCATGCGGTGGTTATAATTGCAGACACTCATGGAGTCCTGTGAGTGAAGGATTCATCCAAGCGGCAAAGCTAGACCAGGCTGACAGCGGCGATATCAAACGAGCTAACAGAGGAGGCAGACGATGAGGAAATCAGTCACAGGGGCAGAGGTCCACTTTGTTTGGCATCCTCGGACACCTCACGCCAATGACGCTCAGGTCACTGTAGGCTTTAGCACCACTTACACATCTGTGTTGGCTCAGATCAGACCTGACGTGAGTGTGAGTGCTGTGGCTGACGACAGGCGTACGCTCACACTCACTTCTAGTGTAGACACTCAGTTAGAGCGTGATGAGGTGCGCGCGTTCCTACGCACCACTAGAGACACATACTACGCGGTCAAGGTTACGCGCTTGGGTGGCACCACAGCCATACTCGCTGAGCCACTCCCAAGAGAGCTCGACTTAAGCACAGCGGCGACTCTCAACTTTGCATCTGCCTACGTCGACATCCCACAGGGTAACGCGGTCACTGGGTCTTATCCCTACACGATCGACTACACCGACAACTTAGGCAATGCTCAGACTGAGAGTGGTATCTTAAAGATAGTGCCTCGGCCATTCAACACAGGTCTTGACCATGACCAACTCGTTGACAGATTCCCTCAATTGGCTGACATGGTGCCACGTCGTCAGAGCGACCTCGCGCCACAGATCAACGCAGCGCTCGAAGAGATCATCTTGAGTGTACGCGACCATGTGATCGCTGATGGTGCCACAGAGGATGAGGTGTTCAATCAGGGCTCATTTGTGAGCGCTCATGCATACTGCTCAGCCGCTATGGTCTATGAGGCTACACTACAGTTAGATGTCGCTCAGGCCATGCGAGACCGTTGCATAGATCTCCTCAACGTGGCTCTCAGATCAGTGACACTCGACCTTGATGGGGATGGTGTGATTGATGAGGGCGAGGAGAATCTAAGGCGTAGCGGCGGTAGCTCTACAGATTTCAGAGCGTCATGGCGTAGCTATAATAAGAGCGCCAATGATGCGAGCTTTGTTCCCGCTAGAGGGATGAGGCACTAATGGGAGCTAAGGTGAGGCTATCAATCCCTAGCGCAATATGGACCGCCAAAGACTCAGCGCGCTTGGCTAGTGACACTCTAGCCTCAATCAAACTCAGGACGAGCAAGGGTATAGACGCCAATGGCGAGGAGTTTAAGGAGTACAGCCAAGAGCCAATCTATGTCTCTAAGCGAGGCGCTCGGCTTAAGCCGAAGGGTGGCCAACCATCTAGGACAGGCAAGAGCGTTTACTATGATGGAGGCTACTGGGAGTACAAGCATGACTCACGCAGACGCTCAACCCTCGCAGGCTCTGCTGATGTTGACTTGGTGCTTAGCGGTAACATGATGAGCAATCTCGTAGTCAAGAAAGCGACCAAGCAAGGGTTCACCATTGGACTTACTAGTAAGGCTGGATACGGATACTATGTGAATGTAGACCGTGAGTTCCTCGGCCTATCCGAAGATGATGTTGAGGTGCTGATGGAGGCTGTAGCGCTAGAGCTAAGGAAGAAGCTAACATGAGTCAAGGTATCTATAGCGCGCTCACTTACCTCGAGAATCAGATCATGGAGATCACCCCAAAGCGTGATGTCCATCATGGCTTTGTTGCTTTAGGTAGAGCTGGTGGGATCACAGCTCCTCTCACTCAGCGAGCACACTCCACAAGATACTTTACCCTAGAGATCGATGGGTTTACATCGGATGACGGGGCAGCGGGTTTGAGTGGTAGGCGTCGAGCTACCATCAACCTCAATGTGAGATACGACACGCCACAGGATCAGTTATACTTACAGCGGTTGATCGCTGAAGATGCAGAGAGTCTGCTCGTTAAACTCAAGGGGCCGAACTATGACCTCACTACCACAGGGATCGTCTCTGTAATTCCTGAGACTCCCACTGTCTCACCTATCGATGTTGTTAACGATCAGGGCGGCGCTCTACTCTTGACACTCCCCTTTGTTCTTCTCTACTTGGAGGCTTAAATGACTGTTACCCATAGATCTATCAGCGTGGCAAAGGAGACCTCATTTGGCTCTCTCGGCGCATCAACCGGTCTACCTGATAACTCAGGCCTGACCTACATCTCTATCCCTTGCGAGCGTGACCCCATCGTCATCCCTGGCGAGGTCGTAGCATCAGAGCGCAATGACGCGCGCGATGGTTCTTACTTCGTGCCACCAGAGCCTGATACAGTGTGGAGCGGTGGTAGTCGAGTGCGACGCCGAACGGGTCAAGTTGTGGTGCGCGTTGACCTCACTACAGTGGGCTCAGGCGCTGACACCTACTCCTCTAATTATCTTGGTCATCTTCTTGGGGCTGGCCTCAAGAATCAGCTCCCCTCAATCGTAGATGGTGACGCGGCTTCTGCTGTTGGTGATGTTAACACGTTCACACCTACCACAGCATACGCGGCCGCAGACGTTGGATGTCTCATTGGGTCTGAGCTCAATGGCCGGTCTGAGTACAGCGCAGTGACTGACAATGATGTAGGTGGTGACGTGACTGTAAGCCCAGCTTTCAGTGGTGGATTCACAGGTACACCGACACTCTACAGCCTCGCCACTTGGTACGTTC